ATAATAGTCTTCATAACTATAACCTTCATAGTCAGCGCCTGAACCTGGGCTACCATTGATCTCTAATAAGTATGGTTTGTTTTTAAATATGATATGGTCAACACCTACCATGTACGCTCTGGATAATCTTGCCGCTTTTAAAACCATTTCCATTTCTTTATCACTTAATTTATATGGTTCTGCCTCAGCACCTCTATGTGTATTTGACCTAAAGTCATATGAACTGTGTACTCTTTTTGTACTAGCAAATATTTTGTTATCTACCACAAAAGTTCTTACGTCAAAATCACTAGGCATGTATTCTTGTATTAATAGTTCTGCGTCTAGTTTCCACATCGCTTGAACAGTGGCCACAAGACCTTCGTAACTTTCTATTTTGATAACGCCTACGCCTTGTGTTCCTGTTAGTGTCTTTAGTATGACAGGGAATTTTCCACCTACCATATCTAAAGCAGTTTTAATATTATTCTCGTTAGATACAAATGCTGTTCTAGGTGTTGGTAGACCAAACTTTTCAAATAACAAAGCTGTTGTTAGTTTATTATCACAAGTCAACATTGCTGCTCTTGTATTAATCATAAACGCTTGTGAGTTTTGAAAAGATGATATTAGAGATAATCCAGCTTCGTCTTCTAGTGCACCACCTCTTACCATACAAACAGTATCTCTACCTACAAAAGTATGTTCACCATTTTTACCATCATAATTATAAACTGTTAAAGTATTTTTTTCTTCATCTTTTTGTGTGATGATTGTTGATTTTGTATTTACGATAATACACTTGATACCTTTTTTCTTACACGCTTTTGATATAAGATCAGCAGTAGTGTTTTCTTTTGGGTCTTTAGAATCTGCTACCGTTATGATAGCGACAGTAATAGGTTTATCTTTACGACCTATATCTGTTTCTGTAATAAACTCTTTAAACTTCGGTACTTGCATCAGTATTATCTTTGGCTTCCACTTTTTTCCCTATATTATATTTTGCCGATAAGTTCCACTCTTTTTTTTCTTTAAAAGGTAATACTTTGATTTGTGATAATGGTGCTTTGTCTTCCGACTTTGCTTTGTCCACTATATCAATTAAATTCCAATCTTGTAATAAGATAGAGATTGTGTTTCGTCTTTGAATATCGTTTTGTGTTAAAGTTGCTTTCTTACCATCTAACGCAAATAGTTCTTTAAAATGTGTTATGAAATATTTACCTTGTTTGTGTAATATGTGGCAACTTTGAAATAATGTTTTATCTTTTCTACTTGCAACACCAATTCTAGTTAAAGTCTCTCTGATCTTTAAAAAGTCATCTGGTTGCTTTATTGTGACCTCTAACATACTGTCAGCGGACCAATTAATCGCTTCTTCGCTCATCTTGTTCTCCCACCTTTAGATAAGGTATTCTTAATTAGTTCAACTTGTTCCTCAGTAAGTATATTGAGAGCATCTTTTGCCTTCTCATTGCTGTAACCATAATACTCTTTTACATACTCTAAATTCTTCAACTTGGCTTGTGATAACCACTTGCCACCAAATCGCTTCTTTTTTCTTATACTATTTATGTAAAAATGAAATTGTATTTTTTTGTCTAGGAAATGATAGCCATTCATTTCGTTGGCCTGAGCAATACAGTCGTAATGTACGGAAAGACACTTGTTTATTACGAAAGGTGGGTATTTCTTTTCCCAAGTCTCGTCTGTTGTGTCTAATAAATTTTCTTTTGTAAAGTTAATTGCGTTTAAATAATCTCTCAACTCGTACATAATATAAAACTTTCATTATTTTTTTAGATGTTTTCTGTGGCCTTTGTGACTGCCCATGTAATAATCGCCTGGTTCATAATTCCAAACTTTTCCGTGGTGTCCTCTAATGTCAGCCCAAAACATTCTAGCTCTAACTATCAATGTTCTTAATAACGTTCTTCTCGCCATTTCTACTGTAACTACCTTTCCCCTTTTTTGGTTTTACTATACGAGGTTTGTACTTAGGTGTTCGTACATCTTTGGCGATAGGGTTTGTTTTGAATATTCTATCAAAACCTTCCCTATATTTGTCAGTTGATATTCTACTTTTACCGTCCCACTTACCTGGCATAATATACTCTTTTGTTCCTATTTAGTTTATTTAAATTTACAACCTGCCATTATCTCTGTTAGACAAGCAACCATATTGATTTCTTGGTCAGCGACAAACGCAGATTTGTATTGATACCCAGCGATAATCAAAATCGCCTGAGGTACTGACTTCGTATCTAGCGTGGTATATAACGTGTCATAGAGCGTCTTAAACAAGGAAGACGCCTCTTTGTCTAGGTTTTGTACAACCCATTTTCTCATATCGTTAAAACGCTTCTCTTTAAGTATCTTTACAAGTTCTTTAGTATTCGCCTCACTTAAATTAAATAATATACCACTATCAATTTTACCCCTTACGGAATATCTTTGTAGTTCGTTTATTGTTCTTCTAAAATCAGGATAATATTTTTGAATTAACTCTGCTAATACCTTCTTATCAAACCCCACATTCTCATCTTCAAGCACACCCTCTAGTCTTTTAAGAAAGGCAGTAGCAGTTTTAACTCTTTGACCATTTACAATTTTAAAATCTACCACAGTGCATCTGGAGTGTAGAGCTGGTATGATTTTATTTTTGTAATTACAGGTAAAGATAAATCGGCAGTTCTTATAAAATGTTTCAATAAAATTACGAAGCGCTGGTTGAACACTATCAGCATTCATATAATCAGCCTCGTCTATTATAACAACTTTGTGATTTGCGTCTTCGGTTAGTGATACTGTAGAAGCAAAGTTTTTAATTTTACTTCTTACAGTATCTATTTGTCTACCTTCGTCAGAACCATTGATAATGATATAATCACTACCTAGTTCTTCACATAGAGCTCTGGCGACAGTCGTCTTACCAGTACCAGCGCTACCAGATAGAAGCAAATTTGGTATTTCTTTTTGTTTTAGAAATTGTGTAAATGTTTTCTTTAAGTCTTCTGTAAGAATACAATCACTTATTTTCTTTGGTCGGTATTTTTCAACCCATAAAAAATCGGACATTTAAACCTCCTCTAAAATTCAGAGTCAGGTTCAAGCGCTATCCAATATTGTACAGATTTGTTTCTGTTTACAAAATGAGAAATCTTTGCTTTAGAAATCGCAACATCATAATCATCAACAATTTGTTTAAAGTTTTCTGTTCTAAAGAAACCAGTAAACGATTTATCTGTCTCGCCTACATCAATAGAATACTCGTTAGATGATTTGTTTTTCTTATCTGTCGCAATCATTTTGATTACTTTACCATCACCTTTAACAGCGATGTCAGGTAGATTTAAGGTAGTCGCACCTTTCATTAATCTAGCAAAGTCGTTTTTCTTTAAAGTAAACGTGACGTGTTTATCTGGCATTGTAATACCTTTTGAAGGCGATACTATAACAGATTTGTCAGCAAAGAAATATTTGATTGATTGTGAAGCTTGTGATATTTTAACATTAGTACCACCATTAAATTTAAGTTCTGGTTTCTCAAATAGTTCAACCGATCTTAAAAACTCTGGTAGATCATATATCGCAAACTCGTCTTCAAACTTCTCACTCACCTCAGCCTCGGCCAAGATATTCTTCATAGTAGAGATAGTTTGTATTTTGTTTCCAGGTTTAACCAAAATGTTTTGATTAATATCCGAAAAGTTTTTTAACACATTTACTGTGTCACTTGATAGATTCATATTCACTCCTTTTCATAATATAATATAAGTTTATCATAATTTAGTCTTATTGTCAATGTTGTAGCTTTGATAATACATGCTCAGGTGATGAAACTTCATAAGGGTCATCATCATCGCTAAAATCATTTTGACCTTTTTCAATAAACATATGTTCTACTGTCATGTCATTTACAACTGCGGCATATCGCCAACTTCTATAACCAAATCCTTGTGCTGGTTTATTAACCAACATACCTAACGATCTAGTAAATGTACCACAACCATCAGGTATCATCTTAATGTTTTTAATACCTAAATCTCTTGCCCATGCATTCATTACAAATGCATCATTTACAGATATACAATATACATCATCAATTCCTTTATCTTTAAATTGAGAATACATTTCATCATAACTAGGTAATTGTTGACCAGAACAAGTCGGTGTAAAAGCTCCTGGTAAAGAAAATATAACAACTTTTTTACCTTTAAATAAATCAGTTGTTGATACATCTTTCCATTCGCCACCTATAAAAGTACAACCGCCTTTTTCATCTGTGTCGCCAATTCTAAATTTAAAAATATGGTCTATAATCATTCGCCACTTGTCCATAATATATTTACTCCTTATAATTTAGACTCATTATATACGGAAAGCGCTAAGAAGTCAAGTCTTAGCGCTTTCTCGTTTTTAATTACTTGATCTCTATTGTTCTAGCTTTTTTGTGTTCTGGTATTACTTTTTCCATAGACACATTTAAAAGACCATCTTTTAACTCTGCACCTTTGATTTCTACATCTTCAGCGATTGTAAAAGATTTAGAGAAGTATCTTTTAGCGATACCTTTATGTATCATTTCTTCATCTTCTCTTATATTGTCTTCACCATCTTTTAAACCTATAGAGTCATTTTGTACAGCTCTAACTTTTGCTTTAATTGTTAAGACACTATTCTCAAAAGATACATCAACATCTTTTTTACCATAACCAGCAAGTGCTACTTGTATATCATAAGTGTACTTGCCTGTCTTTACGATATTGTAAGGTGGGTAATTAGGTACACTGATCGAATCGTATTGATGATTAAACATTGACTCAAAGTGGTCAAATACATCATCATACCCAACTGATAACGGTCTTAATTGATTGAAAATTGAAATTGCTTTATTAGTCATTATAACTCCTTTTGTTAAGCAAGTTTATTTTAAGTACAACCCATAATGGCGTTGTACAATTATTTATATAAGTACGATATTTTATTTGTCAACCCTACTTATAGAAATTCACTAGGCTGAGGATCCCTACCAGTTCCCTAGTGAATATCTATAAGTGCCACTTTTTTGTTCTCGCAGTAAGTGGCAAACCTGCGTTTTGCGACACCGAGATAAATCTCGGGCTTTTACACCGTCAAGGACTTACGAGTTGCCTGACCATAATATATATACATCAACGTATGGTGTAAATTCTAGTAACCTCTTTGAGCTTTTAGTTTTTTCTGCGCCTTCTTATAGTTAGCGATACCTTCTTTTTTCTTTCGTCTTTTTTTCTCTGACGGTTTTTCAAAGACAGATTTGGCTCTATAATCTTTTATAACACCTTCTCTTTGGACTTTCTTTTTTAAAACACGCATTGCTTGTTCTAAATTACCATTACGAACATCTACTTTTATTGCTTGACTCAATTTATTTTACCTCCTCCCATTCTGGTATTAAATAACCATTTTCTACTTTTATATTTCCTGAAATAAAAACTAAATCATTTGACTTGTGATAATGATTTTTATACCAATTTTTAAATTTTATTGTACAACCACCTTTCCCCGTGGTCACATCATTTTTATCTGCCATACCAAAAACAATAATTGCTTTTTCTAAATCTTTTGTAACATTAACCAAAAAGTAAGGTGTTGGATTCATAAATTTTAGTCCAGTTCCACCATAAG